GTTGTTTTTAAAGTAAGTACTGGTTTGCCAGCGGCGCTGTCGGCAACTGTTACTGCGGGCCCATCGATAGTTACCGCTGTGGAAGCATCGATATCGACAGTGGGGGCCGTGACGTTGATAACTGAGTCTGCATCAATGCCTAACTCACCATCTGCCTGTTGCTGTACAAAACATGCAGCATCACCAAACATTAATTTGGTAGTGCCGACTCCGGAGGCATCAGAAAGCAAAAGCCCAGTGTCGTGAACATGTGTTAAAGTTACCTCTGCATCTGCACCAAATTTCACTGCTGCGCCGTCGGTCACAATGGACAAGTCTCCAGTGCTGGAAAGAGCCATCTTTTCTGCTGCGGCTTCTGATGCTGCTGTTTTAAAACTTAGCTTGGCTGCGTTATTATCGGCGGCGTGGGTGTCTGTTGCAACTGCTTCGATGCCAGCACATACCAAAACAGCATCCGTACCGCCTGAATCTCCGCCCTTGAAGTCGAGGGCGCCGATCACCTCATCTGCGATGATTGCGTCCTCTTCGGACTTGAGGGTGAGTTTAACCGGCGTGTTGTCGCCTGTGGCTGTGTGGGTCAAAATAAGGCCGGTATCTGCCTCATGAGTTAATGTAATTTCTTGATCATCACCCCAGTGAATGACGGCGCCGTCTGAATCTAACTTGATATCATTAACCAAGATCATATTGCCTTCGTCGCTGCCGTCAAAAGTACAAGCTGTGACTGCTGAGCCTCCATCGTCTACTTTAATAATTACGTCTGCATTGGTTGCCTGCGCGTCAATAGTAATATTGCCGGCTGTGGTTTCGATACTTACTGCAGCGTCGCCTGCTTGAATATTGTCTGCATAAACATTAGTGCCTGAGCCGGCGGCGGCCATTGAGGTGCCGGATGTGATTTGGATATCATCGCCCGCATCCGTGGTGAAATAAAGTTCACATGGAGTAGTGTTTTTAACCCACAACTGCCCCTGGCCCGCGACTTCCCCTGCGTCGGCGGAGCGTTCTTTGACTTGAATGCTACCGCCAAAAGTTACGTCGTCTTCTGATCCTGGTCCTGACTTAAAACCCATTTACTGTTTCTCCTTTAATCTGAAATTCCGGGCCAACCAATACCGTCAGTATCAGCCGTTGCCGGTGTGGCATATAGGCGACTCAGTGACCCAGTTGGAATTGAAGTTAATTCAGCAAAAACTTGAAATGACGCGTCTCCAGAGTATGAACCGTCTCCGGTGATATACATTCTGTCAACTTTAACGTTCATATCCATAGAATCTTCGGTGGTATCTAAAGTAATATAACGAAGATTATTGATTACGTTGTTAGTGGTATCTTTGCTAGCAAAGTGAATTCTTATTTCCTTATTTGCTCGATTAATAATCACGATTCTTTTCGTAACATAAGGAAATTTAATTTCCATCTCTTGATCATTTTTATGATTAGTCGAACCTGTTAAATAAGGATATCCAGATACCAAATAGGCGGCCGAGTTTCCAATTCCTTGATTATATCCACTATGTGTGTAGATCGATTTTGTTCCCATTGTTATACCTCTTTTAAACTACCTGATATTAAATAGTTTCTTCCTTTCGTTTTAACTTTTGTAAAATTTTCTCGCGTTGTTTGGCAACTCTCTTTTTTTTATCTGAAGGTTTCTCATAATACATTTTTTCTTTATATGCCTCAATGATTCCTTCTTTTTTGACTTTTCTAGAAAACCTTTTTATTGCCCTATCAATTGACTCTCCCTTTTTAACAGGGGTTTGCACATTTATTGGCCTTTTGCCTTTACTCATTTTTTATCACCTCCCAAAAGAGCGTTCCACACGGGGGTCTTCCCCATCAACGCTGAAATGTCTACACCTGCGTCATTTGGATCCATATTGGCCAAAGGGCTGTGAGCCGGTGGGGCGCCCGGTGCTGGTGCTGATGAAATTGGGTTTGTGCCCTCAAAAAGATCTACTCCATTATAAGAAGAATTACCTATAGCATCTAACATTTGTTTTCTGGTTTCATTAATTTTTTGTTTTCTTCTCTGAACTTCTTCGTCTTGCAAAGAATTTGTTGGGGTCTGGCTTGTTTGCTGTTTCTGTTCAACAATCGGTTGTGAGCCAGCATTCAAGCCTATCACCACTTCCGAAATAACATTGGATAATACACCTTCTTCGAAGAGAACCTCTTTAATACACTGTTTTACCAATGGTTTCAAAATTTTCGCTAATTCTTGTTTTTTCATCTTTCACCTTGTAATATATCATTTAGAGCACGGTTAATTTTGTCTGCCTTCGTAAAGACATTACTGCCGATTTTCATATTTTTTGCCTCGGACATCATAAACGCTCCGGTTGTCGAAGGTTCAGAAACAAAGTCGAAGCAAATTAACTGAAAGTCATCTTCAACCAGGGTTTCTCCATTAGATTCTTTAACAGAACCCATGCCTCTGGATGAAATTCCGAGCTTCACGCCGGCTTTTACAAGTTCTTTTAACACCTTGCCAGACGGAGTGTCTAGTACTTGCACTTTGCCCATAACATCATCGCCGTCCCACCAAATGTCTGTGACCAAGTGCGAGGCATTTTTTAAATTAATAACTTGGTCGTCAGGATGATCCAGTTCTCCCAAGGCTCTGCGCTCTTTGACCATCTTGTGGTAGTTTTCGACTTCTCTTTGTAAGGTTTCTTTTTTATAAATTCGGCCATTGCCGTTTTTCGCATTTGCTCTTTGCATAACCCCAGTCAAAAAACAGGCGCCGTGATCGCGGACCATTCTCTTTTCGTCTTCAGTTAGAAGATCTTGGCATGCACCGCCTTCGCAAAGCTCGTAATATTCTCTTAGTAGGTACTTGCTCATAGTCACGATCCTTTGCAGCAACGTCTAACAGGCTGTAACATCCACTTCTGTGTATATGTGTCAGTATTCATTATTTAATTCTCCTAATTTTAAAACCGTCATCGTCAACCACCATGCATAATATATATGACGTCCCAGAACTGAGGCAGCCTAATAGAAATCCGGTGGCAATATTGTGGTCAAATGTAAATAGTTCCGTGTATTTGTTTATTCCCCATAGAAAAGCGCCTGACCAAAAGCCTATGCACATAGGGCAATTAACCAGTTCGCATAATTGCTTGGACCAATCAGAAAACTTTTTTCTTAAGGGCTTGAGCAGATGACTGTAGACAACTATAGACGTCATTCCATATGCACAAAGAACAAAATAAACTAATTCCATTATTCACCTTTTAAGTTCGATAAAAAGAAGACATTCCATAAGGTCCGCGTAACCAACCATGGCGCAGAGAACCTTTCTCCTCTTCGTGTGGCACGTCGCCCAAATCTGTCGACTCCTCATCATCGGGGTCCGTGAGAGTTTTGATTCTGTCTTCTTTTTGCTTTTTATATAAAGAAAAATACGGTTCTTCTTCTTCTATAAACTTTCCCACGATAAAAACCGACATCTCTACTGGGTCGACAGCGTTATTGTATGATTGAGATATTGTGGCTTCCATAGAACCATAAACGCTGCCTCCGTGAACTGTTTCTGGTTGTACAACGCCCTTCTTGACTAAATAATAAAAAAGTCGATCTTGGGCCGCGTAAATTGCCTCAGAAAGCTCATCTTTTGGAAATGCTACAATTTTATTCTTCGAAGGCATTACGACAATATCTATTTCCTCGTGATCGAAGATCATTAAATTACCATCTAAGCTCTTGCGTATGTTCATATCAAGTGAAGCTTGCTTTTTTCTAGGCTTTGTATCTCCAGTTGGAGAAGGTGTGGCTGGCTTTATTTCAATATCTATAGCCATATCATGCTCCCAACTCCCGAACTAGGTTTTGAATCTTTAATACTTTCTTAATCATTGTTTTATCAATTGTTTTATTGTGGAACCCTTCCATAATCTTAAGCACCTCGTTGGCCTTTTGTATCATAGAATCATCGTTTTCGAATTCTTCAGTTTTCAAAGATTCTCCAATCTTCACTTTAAGACGAGCCACTTCCTCATTTAAATAAATCTTTAGTTTCAAACCATTATCAGTAAAAGAAGAAATATAATTTGTCAAAAGTTCTTTCTGTTCCATAAACAGTTCTTTTGAATATTGGTCATTGAATTTTTGCACAAAATTATTATAAACTAAATTATCGATAGGTTTCAAATTTTCTTCTTTGACTTTTTCTGGTTCTGATGAAAGTGTAGAAATTAAATTTTCTTCCAATAGCACTCTTTTTTTAATAGGCGTGCCATCGTTGAAGATTTGAAAAATTGTTGCCAAGTTTTTATAACTGGGTATAAAATTTGAGAACGCGTTCTTGGTCACTATTCTATTCATTCTGTTAATTAAGGCAGTCTGTTCGTTGAAGAGTCTTTTTTTATCCAACTGTGAGTGGACTTTTCTAGTCTCGTAAATTAATCTTTCGGCAGTGGCCGGATTTAAAACCTCACCTTCATATAACACTTTATATAATTCAAGTTCTTTTCTCAAGAGAGTATCCGCATGAAATGATTCTTTAATAACTGCCAATAGCTTATCTTTTTTATCTTTTTCTTTATTGACAGTGGCTTTGGTTAACTCTACAATAAGAACTTCGTAAAGAATCGCAGTGTTTCTTTTTTTATTGTGCTTAAGTTTCACTCTTCTTCTCCTTGGTATCTAATTCTTTGATTAAGTCTTCGACTTCTTTATGAACTTCAAATAACATTTGCTCTTCGTGGTTATAATTAGTCTCTTTCTCTTCATAAATTCCCCTAGAAAGACTTCTCATATCAAAATAACCTGGATTTTGGGTTCTAGACGTGCCCATTTCTGGCGTAACTTTTCTCATATAACTTTTTCTTCTTGCTCCTTGATATCTTTTATCATAGGCTACTGGTCGATACCACTTACCCTTAGAAGCAGGGGTTATAGTGTGAACTCTACCTAGAGCATCAGTTGTCTGGTATGTGTCGTCTCGCTTGCCAGGAGCAGCAAGAAGCGCGGATTCTTCACCCTCTGGGCTTTCCCCTTCGGGCGGGCCCTCTGGGCTGGGAAGATCGCCTTCCGGTCCAGCGAGGGCACCTTCTTCGGCTTGTGGCTCCTCTAGTGTGGCGCCTTCTCCTTCACCTTCTTCAGCAGGTGCTCCTCCGAGGCCTCCTGGAGAGTCACCGAAGGCTTGTTGCTGGATTTCCTGGGCTGCAAACTCGGCTTCCATTTCGAGAGAGGCTTCAAATTTTCTATCATAGAACATTTCTCTTTGGTTTCGAATAAAGGATTCGTCCGACATTCCAAACAGATGTTCTGCAACCCAACGCTTGCTAAAGAAACCTTCAGTGGCTGCGCTGGCTGTGTCAAATTTTGCTCTCCAGTGCTCCAATTCCTGCAATTCAGCAATTTTTGATGGATTATTCAAGCTTAATCTAAATGAGACCAAATCTTCATCCCTATACCCAATCGTATATAAATGAATAACACCAATCTTCTCAAGTTCTGCGATAACTGCTCGTTGAAGTCTTTGGATTGTCCTGGCGAATCGAATATCTTTCTGAGCGAGTGTTGTTTTGTCTTCCTCTGCGCCTTCGCCTCGGAACAGGTAAGCCTGTGGCACCTTTAAAGCTGCGAAAAGTTTATCTTTGAGGTATTTGATATCATCAATGTCTCCAGTGTAGGAACCCCCAGGAAGGGCTTCAATCTTAGAAGAAACACCGCCACGAGTCGGGACAAAATAATCTTCTTCAATGCTCAACGGGTTATAACGAAGGTCGACTCGGCCAGTAGCAGAATCAACAACTTGATTCCTCTTCATTTGAGTCATAACTTTCTGCATGTATTGTTCTACATCTTCTGGATTTACACCTCCAACGTCAATATAGAAGACTCTTCGTTCCGGAGATCTTACAATGCGATAAGCCATAACGGCATCTTCAAGTAGTGTTAACTGTCTCCAGACCCTTCTAGACGCTTCGAGCACCGACGTGCCATAAGGTGTGTACTTATCATTGCCAAGCACCCTAAAGTGTGCAACTTGCCAATTTTCAAAAGTCAGACCACCTGAATTCCATTGGTATTGTACATAGTTTGGATTGGTTTTGTCTTCTCCCTCAAGCCTTTCTAGTTCCCCAGATGGTATCCCTATAACATTTTGGATACCCTTTTCTGCATCTAGGTCCAAGTAAAGGAAAAAATCGCCAAATTTGCACATTGTCCGACACCAACCAAAAAGATTGTGTTCTATATTTATAACTTTATTGTATAAATCATTAAGAATCAACTTAATTTCTTCATTGGAGCAAGTTATGTTCAACAGAGGCTGCAGATCGCTTGATGTCGTCATTTCGTCTGCATAAATATCCAATGCGGAAGCAATAATGGGCTCATATTCCATCTGATCGAAATCACCATATCTTTCAACGCGGTTTTGGTTGGCCAGAAGATTGGAAGTTAAATTCTCAAAAGTATCATATGAGGTCTTTTTGAATTGTTTCCCGCTAGCAGAAGTAAAATTATTTGCAAACCTGTCTAGTTGTCTTCTCTTGTTTCTCCTAGGAATTTGTTTCCTATAATTTACAACCGGGCCCGATAAAAGACGGGTCAGCTGTTTAAACAAGCGTGAATCTGGATTTCTAGGGTTTCGTGAATTTTTTATTTTTTTTGATGCCATTAATATTAACCTTTATATAACCACATAAATTTTTTCATTTCTTTTTCTTTTTTTGGATCTGGACTATTTGTGGGTTTATAGCCTCGCATCCCGGGTATTGTAGTATTTATGGTAGAGTTTGATTTTATCATAGAATTAAGCATTGCTTCTTTATATTGTGTTTCTCTCTTTTTTTCTGCAAAAGCGGTATCACGAACCCAACAACCAATAGAAAGTGCCATGATAAGATCATCGTTATACCCTCTCATTGCCAATGGCTTGCCGTTGTTCCAAACAAAAGTTGTCATCTCATTATACAGCCTTGAAGAAGGAATTTTAACTAAATTATTTCTAATAAATTCTTCCATCTTTGCAATTATAATCGGCCTTGTTTTTAAAGATGTCGTAAACCCTGCCACAGAGGAGTTATGAGTTTCGGCAATTGTCTGGTCGACATATTCATGAGTTGATTTAATCGAATAATAAATATTTGGATAATTCATATCTTTTAGTTTTTCTAAAACTGAAAATCCTACCGAATTGTTTTCCACAACCGCCAGACAATCACCATATTGTTTACCTGCATCATAAATAAGGCGCCCAAAGACATCTGGAGTGACTTTTCCTTGATACTCTCCTACAATTTCCATTGTGTCTAGATTAAAAATATGAAAAACTGAATTGTCTTTTCCATCACCCCTTGCAACGTCAGCAGAGAGCAAGTAAGTATAGTCTGAATTATAGTTTTCCCATATCCAAAAATTCCTATCGAAACCGACTCTATATTTTGGCTCACATATATCGTGTTCTAATCTTGCGATATCGTCCGGGTGTATAACTGTCTCGCCAGACGTATTAAAATTACATTCTAATTCCTGCGCAACTTGGCGCCTGGACATATTTTTAGTTTCTTTCTCAAACCAATTCTGGTCTCGTTCTGGGTGTACATCCCACATTAATTTTGTTGGATGAAAATTATTGTTTTTTTGCTCTGCTTCAACATAGTTTTGATGAAACCAGTTTCCAACACCATTTGGGGTAGAAAGAGCAATACAACGGCCACCTGTTGAGAGAGTGGGATATAGACCAGTCCATAATTCTTCTAAACCATCAACGTGAGCGGCCTCGTCAATAACAAGCAAGGATAATGCCTCTGAGCGGCCGGCGTCTCCAGAGGTTGATGAAGCTTTGATCTGAGAACCATTTGTTAATTCGAAAGAGGTTCTGTTGTCAACAGAAACCTCTGCGATTCTAATCCATTCAGGAAGATTTCTTACAATAGCCTTTACTTTTTTAACCAAATTTCCGGCAGTTGTGAATTTTGTTGCCATAACGAGGACATTTTTATCTCTGTGGAACATCATCATCCAAGCAATATAGGCGGCCGTAATAGTTGAAATTCCTAGCTGCCTTGCTTTTAAAATAATGTTAAAACGATGATCGTTAAAATCATTTAAGAGTTCGCCCTGATAGTCATATAATTTAAAAGGGATTAACCCATGCATTGGGTGGGAAATTTTTGCGTAGTTGTCTATAAAATAAACAGGGTCTTTACCACACTTTATTATTTCCTTTGTGATCTCTTTTTTTGTAAGTTGATATGACATTTTCAATGTGACACATTGTTTTTTCCAAGTGAAAGCCAATCTTTAATAGCGTTGTCAAGACGTTTTTCGTCGCTAGGTTCTCTAACCGAGTCAACATTTTTAAGGCCACCGACATTATAAATACAAGAAGCTTGCACTGAACAACGAACGCGACTAATATACTGCACCAAGATATCTGGTTCTCCAACCTTTGTCAATGTTAGGGCATCTCCAGTTAAACTTTTATATTCTTTCTTCAGATACTTAACAATCTCTTTAATTTTAGACATTATATCATTTTCAAACTTGTTTCTATCATGAGTATCTTTTAATCTGCACTCTCCTTGATATTTGAGTGCCAATTTGTCTCCCATAATGCTGACATTGAAGCCGTCCATAATCCTAGAATCTAAGACTACATCGCCTTCTTCCCTAGTTAAACCTGCTTTTCTAGCTACGCCATCTGATGAAATCTTCTCGTCGTGCGCGCCATCATAAGCATTTGCTGCGGCCTGATGAATGCCTTTTAATACATCGTATACTGTTGCCATTGTTATTCTCCTGCAATGTGTTGTTTAATAAATAGTTTGTGGTTTCGCTATTATACCGAATGCTTACCACCTTTCTTAAGCTCTCCGCGATCTTCCATTGAATAAGCGATTGCTGCGGCCTGGTCTTTGGGCTTTCCTTCTTTGCCAATTAAATAAGCAATTTTCTTTGAAACACGTTCTTGGCCTTTTTTTGTGACCTTGGTTTCCTCTTCTTCCAGTGGGTAATCTGTAAACTCACTTCCTGGTGTGCCTTTGTGTTTTTTAACTTTGGCTTCTGATTCGAACACAGCGTCCAACTCTTCCTTAATCATCTTTATTAAATCTTCTTTTCTTAATTTCATCTTTGCTAGGTCTCCATCCTGAATTCCAACGTTCTTCTCTTTGGTCTACAAATTCCATGTAGCACAGATAACAACAAGAAAATTTAGTCATGTACATATTGTCTTTAATGTCAAACGAATAAATTTCGCAGACTGGGCAATTCCTGTCGCTCTCTTTGTTAAGTAGTTTTTTGCTGATTAAAAACCCGTCTTTTTCGACCTTTTCAACTTTCTCTTTTGTTTTGTCTTCTTTTTCTAGAAGTTTCTTAAGTTGTTCTAAATATTCCTCTTCTTTGTCCTCGTCCCAATTGGAACGTGGATGTTGAACAGCTTTTTCACCATATTTCTTGGTTATTGCTTGTTCAAGCCTCGCTATTGTATTTAAATCTCTCTTTTTTGGCATACCTTTATATTATACAACATGTTGACGCCAATGTTAAAAAACCCACCTAGTTTCCCAGGTGGGCTCAGTAACTTAGTAGTTGTTAAAAACCACTTCTAAGGTCGACCTTATTTATTTGCCTTTTTCTTAAGCTGAGTTTCAAGCTTCTTGATTTGTTTACTTTGAGCGTCGGCCTGCGCTGAAAGCTCCTGAATCGCCTTGACCAATACTGGAATTAACGCGGCTGGAGCAACAGTCTGTGTGCCGTTGTCCCACTGCCTCCACATATTGAATCCTTCTTTGATTTCGGGGTGACTTTCCTCTGCTGCTTTAACCTCTTGTGCTATAAAGCCGTGAAGAGTCTTTCCGTATTCATGACCAAGACAAGGCTCCTCAGAACCCTCTACATACTGAGGCATATCTTGTGGCACATCTTTTTCTTTTTTCCAGTTATATGTTACAGGGCGTAAGTCGTTGACAAAAGATAGGCCAGCCTCAGAAGTTACAATATTTTCTTTCAACCTCTCGTCTGAAGATGCTGCAGCCCAAGAAGTATCTGAGCCGTCCAAATCTAGGGTGGCTGTGTTTGAACCGTATCCAAAAGTTACTTTAGCATTTCCGACGCCAGTAACTCCTTTCCCAATAACAATTTGTTGTGTTGAATCAGATGCAGAAGGATCTGTGAATGCCCCTACCATAACACAGTCATCGCCCTCTACTATTGCGTCGCCGGCTCTAGTTCCTAAAAGGGTGTTTCCAGTTCCTGCGACGACGGCAACGCCTGCAGAGTGGCCAACGGCCACATTGTTTCCGTGACCGTCGGTGTCGGCCTGCATAACCTTAAGGGCTTGATAACCGATAGCTGTATTTTTGTCGCCATTTGCGGAACTTGTCGTGAGGGCTTCAAATCCAACAGCCGTATTTCCTGCGCCTGACGTAATTGCTGCGCCGGCGAAATAACCAATTGCAACGGTACCATCCGCAGCGGAAGTCATGTTAGCTGCTCCCGCCCCTTGTCCGATTACAACAGTATAATCAACATCAGTTGTTGTACTACCGGCTTGATTACCGATGAAAACGTTTTTAATTCCTGTCGTTAAATCTTTTCCAGCTTTGCAACCTAGTGCAGTGTTAAAGACATCGCCTGAAACGCCTGTTTGGTCGCCAAGCGCTAAAAACCCAACAGCAACACACCCGTCACCATCGTCTTCTGATGCTAATGCATTTTTCCCAATCGCGACATTATCTTCACCTGAAGTTAACGCTGCGCCGGCGCCTTTACCAATAAGGACTGTGCCGTCTGCGTCTGAGGTCATAACTGCTGCGCCAGCACCTTGGCCAATCACAACGCAATCACTTGCTGCTGTTGTCGCTCCGCCGGCTGCCGTTCCAATAAAGGTGTTATTGTCTCCGCCTTGAAGTGCGTCACCTGCAAAAGCACCTAGGATAGTGTTTCTGGTACCTGTGCTAACAGCTTTTCCAGCATGATAACCAAGGGCTGTGTTTTCACCGTGGCCATCAGTATCTGCCTCAAACGTTTCCAGGGCCTCGAAGCCAACTGCTGTGTTATAATCTCCATCAACATTTGTTTTAAGTGC